AACCTTTAAAAGATGGGTGATTTTTACCTAACAATCCTTTGCAATTCTTTGCTGAATTTAATCTCATTTTCTCACGAACATCGGCACGTTTAGCAACATTTGTTTCACCATTTGATGCACCTTGCAAAATATTTATTATGGAATTTTTGGTTATAAATACAAATATAAAAACCAAGAAAAATTTGCCATGCCTCGTAAAGGCTGGTCTTTTGAAGCGAAAGAATAAAACATGGCAACAGGCGGTCTTTACGGAAATAGTGGAACTGGTGCTTTAATTGCTCAACCTGGTACTGAAACACCGGGTCTGTATGGCAAAAGCCCCAATGGTTCTGTAGTTGCTCAACCTGGCAGTGAGTCTGCTGGCTTGTATGGAAATGGAACTACATTTGGTGGTTCTTATTTTGAATGGTTTGTTTTTCAGACCAGTGCTACTCAACCTGCTACACCTACTGGCGGTTCTTGGAGCTTTCAGACTGATTCTGGAACACCTCCTAGCGGTTGGACTAATGCGCCAGCTGCCAATCCTACAAACCCTGTATGGATTTCTATTGCGCTTGTTAACTCCAAGTCAACATCTGCATTGGTTTGGTCAACGCCTGGTGTTTTAAGCTATTCAGGCACTATCAATGGTTCTGGTGCGCCCACATCTGGTGTTGGTCAGATTGGCGAGTTGTACATCCAGACTGGTGTAACGCCAAATGCTTTGTGGTTTAAGAGTGGTAGCACTACTTGGACGCAAATTACAGGTTCTGCGCTTTATGTTGATCTGGTAAGCAGTCAAACTATTGCAGGAACTAAGACTTTTAGTAGCACGATTCAAGGTGATATTTCTGGCAATGCAGGAACAGTTACCAATGGTGTTTATACAAATGGCACATATGTAAATCCTGCTTGGATTACATCTTTGGCAGGTTCAAAGATTACTGGTGACATTTCCGGTAATGCTGCTAACGTGACTGGCAATGTTGCTATTGTTAATGGCGGTACAGGAGCCACTACAGCAAGTGGAGCAAGGACTAATCTTGGACTTGGTACGATTGCTACTCAAGACGCTTCTAGTGTTGCTATCACTGGTGGGTCTATCACTGGTATTACCGACCTTGCTATTGCTGATGGTGGTACTGGAGCTTCTACAGCGAGTCAAGCAAGAATTAATTTGGGTTTGGGGACTGCTGCTGTCCTTGATGCGGGTGTAGCCAATGGTGTTGCTACCCTAGATTCTGGTGGCACTGTTCCTTTGTCTCAGATTCCTGCGTCTATCCAAGGTGGCGTAAGTTACCAAGGTGCATGGAATGCGTCTACCAACAGTCCTGCTTTGACATCTAGTGTTGGTACAAAAGGCTATTACTATGTTGTTAGTGTTGCCGGATCAACAAACCTGAATGGTGTTACAGATTGGAATGTTGGCGACTGGGCTATTTTTAATGGCACTGTTTGGCAAAAGATTGACAATACTGATGCTGTTACATCGGTCAATGGATATACAGGCACTGTTGTTTTAAATGCGGCTGATGTAGGTGCATTAAGTACGCTTACATCAACTGATGGTTCAGTAACGATTACATCGCCAAATGCAACAACACGAGATTTATCTGTTGCTATTTCAGGTTCAACAACTAACGTAGTTTGTTTGGTTCGCAATACAACTGGTGCAACCTTAACTAAGGGTACTGTTGTTTATATCTCTGGTGCAACAGGACAGAATCCTACTGTATCAAAAGCAATAGCAACGGGTGATGCAACATCTGCTCAAACATTGGGCATGATGACTGCTGACTTGGCAAATAATACGAATGGTTATGTAACTATCATTGGTTTAATTACCAACATTGATACATCTGCATATACCGATGGTGAACAGTTGTATTTAAGTGGGACTGTTGCAGGTGCTGTTACTGGTACAAAACCATTTGCGCCTATTCATTTGGTTTATGTTGCTGTTGTTGAACACGCACACCCAACTCAAGGTAAATTGTTTGTCAAAGTACAGAATGGTTATGAGTTAGATGAGATTCACGATGTTTCTATTGTTAGCCCAACAACAGGTCAAACGCTTGTTTATAACGCTACAAATGATTTATGGGAAAACTCTAATGCGCCAGTAATTAGTGGCACTACGATTAACAACACAGTCATAGGAGGCACAACCCCTGCGGCTGGTACGTTTACTACGCTTACTGCTCAGACAGAAGTGTTAAAGGGTACTGGAAATAATCTATTTCTTTACTCGCAAGATTTAAGCAACGCAAATTGGAATAAAACAAATTCTTCAATTAGTGGAACTTTATTTACAGCACCTGACGCAACAACAACTGCAAATAGTTTGATTGAAAGTTCTGCTACAGGTCTTCATTATGCTCAACAATTTAGTCCAACATTAGTTAGCGGAAACACATATACAATTTCTGTTTATTTAAAAGCAGGAACTAGAACTTGGGGCTATATTGGTTTGCCAAGTGGTGTATTTGGTGCTACTTCTGCTTACTTTAATTTATCAACTGGAGCAGTTGGAACTGTTGTAGGTGGTACTGCCGCTATTACTTCTGTTGGTAGCGGATGGTATCGTTGTTCAATTACAAAAGCCGCTACAGCAGGTGCTGGTGGTAATATTTTAATTGCTACCGCTACTGCTGACAATACTGCTAGTTATACAGGTGATGGCACATCTAATATTTTAGTTTGGGGCGCACAGTTAGAAATTGGAACAAGTGCATTTACCTACATCCCCACAACCACAACAGCAGTTTACGGAACTCCTACCCTATCCTTCTCTGGTGTAGCAAGTGTAGGATTACAGTCTGATGGCTCTCTGTACGAAACAAGTGCAGGAACAGGTAATGTTCGTTTTTATACAAACAACATTGCTCAAGAGCAGATGCGTGTTTCCCACACCGCATCAGCAGTCAATTACGTTCAGGTGACTGGTGCGGCTACTACTGCGTCACCAGTCATTTCAGCACAAGGTAGCGACACAAACATTCCACTGACGCTTAACTCAAAAGGCAACAACGGGATTATTTTCCAAACTAGGGGTGCTGGAACTCCTCGTGTTGCTTTGCAATTACTTGATAGCGGTTCCGCTTCTGTCAATTATTCTCAAATTCAATCAAACATTACAGGTGCTGGCCCAATATGGTCTGCACTTGGAACAGACACAAACATAGACCTAAACCTGACTACCAAGGGTACTGGAACAGTTAGGCTTAACACAGGAAACGGAACAAGTTTTGCGGTTTATGATGCTGGAGCAACATCAAACTATTGGTGGTCAGGAATTGGTGGCGCATTTACAGGCATATTACGTTCGACAGGTTCAACACAAGATGGTCTGATTCAAACAGGCGGAACTGGTGGTGTATCACTTCAAACAAATAACGGAGCGCAAACCCAGTTTAAAGCTACCCACACAGCCTCTGCTGTTAACTATGTACAGGTGACAGGGGCGGCTACTGGAAACAACCCAAACGTCACGGCTCAAGGCTCTAACAACAATATTTCTATTTATCTTTCGTCTAAGGGTACGGGTTCTGTTCGTTTCTTTACCAATGGTGCTGGTTCAGAACAGTTTAGAGTTTTACATACGGCAGGAACAATTGCCAATTACTTAACTGCAACTGGCAATACAACTGGAAACGCTCCTGCTTTTAGCGTTGCTGGCTCCGACACAAACATAGACCTAACCCTGACACCAAAAGGAACAGGTAACGTGCGTTTTGGCACATACACAGCAAACATGGCTTTGACAGTTCAAGGCTATATTGAAATCAAAGACTCTGGTGGTACAGTACGCAAACTGGCGGTAATCGCTTAATTTATAAGGAAACAACATGGCTTTAATTAAACTCGTAGATACAGAATTTGGCGTTCAAGCCTGCTATTGGAACGTGGGAGCAGTCCAAGAAGACTTCAAAGGTCGTGGAACAGAAGTAACATTTTATGGATACGCTTCTAAAGAAGCCCGTGATGCTGGTAAACAACCACTAAGCGCAGGTAAGGTTCAGATTTCTGGTGATGAATATGTAGCGGGTGCAGACCGAGCAGCCCTTTATCAAATCATCAAGCAAAAGCCTGAGTTTGAAGGTGCTGAAGACGCATGAACGAAGAACTACAGAAATATTATGAGGCCAGATTTGACATGATGTCGAATCAAGGATGGGCTGATCTCATGGAAGATGTTGACAAAATCATAGCTTCTTTGAATAATATTTCAACAATAGATAGTGAGAAAGACCTACAATTCAAAAAAGGTGAGCTATCTATATTGTCTTGGCTGAGAAATCTAAAAGAGATCAGCGAGAGAGCGTATGAAGAAATTTTATGATTACGTCTGTGAAAACGGACACAAAACAGAGCGATTCGTTGATTATGAGGCAACGGGTCTAATGTGTGAGTGTGGTGCTAACGCTACACGCTCATTATCTGCGCCAGCATTTCGTCTTGAAGGATGGTCTGGTTCTTTTCCAACGGCTTATGCCAAATTTGGGAAGAGTCATACTGACAAGCTGAAATCTGAGCAGAAACTCAACTCATAAGCAATTATGCCGAGTTGAATCTCCTACAACCGAAAACGGCAGGAAAAGGAAACGTATGTTGATTGACAACGAAAAAGAAGAGTTTAGTGAGATCGAGATCGAAGACCAGAAGGCTTTGCAAAAGGCCGAGGCTTTGCAGAAGTCTGAGCTTCCTGATAAATACAGGCACAAAAGTTTAGACGAGATTGTGAAGATGCACCAAGAGGCTGAAAAGCTCATTGGTAAGCAAGCACAAGAAGTAGGCGAAGTCCGTAAGTTAGCCGATGAACTCATTAAACAGAACCTTAGTTCTAGACAACAACAGACAAAAATAGAAGAGCCTGAAGTAGATTTCTTTGAGAATCCACAGAAGGCAGTTCAAAAGACTGTTGATAGTCACCCAGACATCATTGCGGCTCGCCAAGCGATGCTAGAGATGAAGAGGGCGCAGATTCAGCAAAAGTTAGCGCAAGAACATCCTGATTTTGGCGAAATTGCTAAAAATGAGGACTTTGCAAATTGGGTTAAATCTAGCCCTGTACGCATTGACTTGTTCAAACGTGCTGATGCAGAATTTGACTATGATTCAGCCAATGAACTGTTATCGACTTACAAAGAACTTCGCTCTGTCAAACAGAAGCAAACGAGTGATGCTGGAGAAGCTACTCGCAAGCAGAATTTGAAAGCAGTTGGAGTAGATGTAGGTGGTTCTGGAGAGTCATCAAAACGGGTTTATCGCAGGGCTGACCTAATTCGGCTGAAAATGCAAGACCCTGCACGCTATGAAGCATTGTCTGATGAGATCATGACTGCTTATAGTGAAGGCAGAGTTAAGTAACTTTTTTTAATTTTGGAGATTTAATTATGGCAAATACCGCCTTTTCCCCCACAAATAGTGTAACCACTACATCCGCAGCTAACTTCATTCCAGAGATTTGGAGTGATGAAATTGTTGCCGCCTATAAGAAGAACCTCGTTTTGGCCAACTTGGTCAAGAAGATGTCTTTCAAAGGCAAAAAGGGTGACACTGTCAACATCCCTAGCCCTGCTCGTGGTTCAGCTTCTGCTAAAGCCGCTACAGACGCAGTTACTTTGATTGCTGAGAGCGACACTAACATTCAAGTGTTGATCAACAAGCACTATGAGTACTCACGTTTGATCGAAGACATCGTTGAAGTTCAGGCTTTGACATCTTTGCGTTCTTTCTACACAGAAGACGCAGGTTATGCTTTGGCTAAACGTATCGATACTGACTTGGTTCAGTTGGGTCGTGCTTTCAACGGCGCTACTATCGGTACTGACGACTATGCTACTTCTGCTTCTAGCACTAAGGCATATATCGGTTCTGATGGTACTACTGCTTATAACAGCTCTACCTCTAACGCCGCCGCTTTGACTGATGCTGCTATCCGCCGCACCATTCAGCGTTTGGACGACAACGATGTTCCTATGGATGGTCGTTTCTTCCTGATTCCTCCTTCAAGCCGCAACACATTGATGGGTCTGGCTCGTTACACTGAGCAAGCATTCGTTGGTAACGGCGATGCGATCCGCAATGGTGAAATCGGTCAACTGTACGGCATGGCTGTGTTCGCATCTTCCAATGCTGACTTCGGTGCTGGTAATACTGGTGCTGACCGCATTTGCTTGATGGGTCACAAAGACTCTATGGTGTTGGTTGAGCAGTTGGGCATCCGTTCACAGACTCAGTACAAACAAGAGTACCTCGGTACATTGTTCACTGCTGACACACTGTATGGCGTGAAGGCTCTGCGTACAAACGCTACAAGCTCTGCCGCTAACGCTTCTGCTGCCTTTGCCTTGGCAGTTCCAGCCTAATTGTTGCCACTTCTCCCCTGCCTTAATCGGTGGGGGAGTTTTTTCTTAATCTAGGAGGAATTTATTATGGCAACCGCATCCGCAGTAGTCTCACGCCGTGGTAACGATCAGTTCCGTGGAATCTTTAGCGACACTTGGGTAGTTCGTGCTACTCTTGACGCAGGTTCTTTGGTTGATGGTGCTGGCGAAACAGACGACATCACAATCCCAGGCGTTGCTTTGGGTGACATGGTCATTGGCGCATCTTTGGGTGTTGACTTGGTTGGTTTGACAGTAACAGGTTATGTTTCTGCCGCTAACACAGTCAAATTCCGCATTCAGAATGAGTCTGGCTCAACTGCTGACTTGGCATCTTCGACACTTCGCATTGTCGTAGCTCGCATGGTCTAATCTAAAGGGGGCTAATAACCCCCTTTTTCACGGAGTTCTTATGGCAACCTTTCGATGTTTAGCAAGTGGACAGACAGTCACCTTCACATATCAGCATGATATTGATTCGATGAAAGGTCATCAGGGCTATGTCAGAATCGACCAAGAAGAGGTCGAAACCAATGATAAACCTGTTGTTTTAGCCCCTCCTACACCGATTAAGAAGATGGGGCGACCTAAGAAAGTAGCAAATGTCTGATATTGATCCACGAGAATTTGGCAAATTAGAAGCCCAAGTTCAGGCGCTCCAAACAGAAGTTCACGCAATGCGCGAGGACATTAAACAACTGCTAGAGATGGCTAACAAGTCTAAAGGCGGTATGTTTGTTGGTATGGCTATCGCTTCAGTAGTAGGCGGTATCATTTCTTTTATTGCAACCAAAGTAATTCGATAAGGAATCATCATGTACGGCAAAACCAAAATGACCAGTTCTAAGATGCCCAAGAAAGAGAAAAAGGGTATGCCTATGACTATTATGATTGCTGTTGGTAAGCCTAAAGCCATGCCTATGCGTGGTGAACGCACTGCCAAGAACATGATGAAAAAGACTGGTCGTGGCAAGTGAAAAAGACTAAAGCAGAAGCCAAGATTTCTAAAGTTATGCGTGAGTACAAAGAAGGTACTCTGCATTCTGGCAAGAAAGGCCCTGTGGTCAAGTCTAAAGACCAAGCGATTGCAATAGCTTTATCAGAGGCTAAAAGGAAGAAGAAATGACTTCCCCTGTTTGGCAAACAAAAGCAGGAAAAGATCGTGGATATTGTATAATAGCAATATGCAACGATTTAACTCATACATAATTCGATCAAAAGACGATACATCTTTTGCCTTTTGCCCTAAATGCAACGAGGACAAGCCTCTTTCTGAATACTATGTTCATAGTGAAAGAAAAGATGGTGCTATAAGATATAGGCCATACTGTAAAAAATGCAGAGTTGTTACACAAAGAAAGAACAAAGCTAGACCTGTTCATTCAAAACTTCTACAAGATGGAGTGCAAACTTGCTTTTGTTGCAAAGTTGAAAAGCCACTCAACGACTATTATTCAAGTGGATGTTTTAATGATGGCACAAAAAAATATAGAACTAAATGTAAAAG